CGGCGGTTACCGGTGCGGTCTTTAAGGAACATAAGATTGTTAGTGGAACCGGCGAATACACACTGGCGAGGATACTCTTCGGTACGTCTCCCATACGGAGAACGGAACCGGTCAGAGGTACGGCTGATAAAGGCCTTAACGATTTCATTATCGTTCTTGTAGGTTGGTGCCAGTTCGGCAAGTTCGACTATCCAAGACCCTTGAATTTGTTCCAGGGCATCTTTGGTTTTGATATCAACTAAAGAATTGTTAAACCATTTACGGCCTAAGCGTTCTAGGATTAAGGATTTACCTAGACCTTGAGAACCATATAACACAATCGCCGTATCAAACTTAACGCCTGGATCCATAACACGAGCTACTGCACCACACATCCATTTACGGGTAACCGCTCGAATGTAATCCGTATCCTCAGCTCCAATGTAATCAATAAAGAGATTATCAAGTCTACATTCCCCATCCCAAGTTAGCCCCTTTAGATACTCACGCACAGGATGGAATTTATTATCTTGCGTTACCTCCTGGAGCGCATCATCGATAATGCCTTTACCCTTGATAAGGTATTTCGTAGCGAAGTAGTTACGTAGGCACGCATCGTCGGTATCCGTCCAGTAAGGGGTTTCGTCCTTACCACGCCAAGGTAAATCATCAATCACGACTAAGCGGTGTGCGAATTCATCAAGACGAATTTTACCTTTGAGAGTAGGGTCCTGTTTAAGTACTACTAAACAGTTGAACACATCAGATTCAGGAGTACCATTTTTATCACGCTTAAGCTTCGATAAAAAGTCCTCGTCATCGTCTGTGATATCCTCGAATTCCATATCCGCCATACGTTCCTTATCGAGCAGGATTGGTGCAGCGCCGTCTTCATTGACAAAGTCAATCATGTCTTTGTAGCTTGGTAATTTAGTGACGGCGGTCTCATCTGCTGGGTCCTTATCTCCGAATAAGTGGATCCGGACAAGGTCAAACGCATTAACGAGCTTACCGCTGATTGGGTCAGTCGCATGGTTGGAGTAAGCAAAAGTATCGTTATCGTAAATTACTAAACCACCTACCGAGCTACCGGCTACATATGTGTATCGGTCTTCTACGGCTGTAGGTTCATAGACTTCAGGGAGAAACTTATGCATCGCTTCCGTGATACTGTAGCATCGACAAAAAGCACCGATAAGGCCTTTTTTCTCTAAAGGGTTACCTTGTTTCTTGGCCGCATCAAGGCGAATTTGTGATTCCTTCTCCGATGTTGGCCAAAGGCTCGTATCACGCCAGTCTCTGTAAGTACTCAAATAGGTATCTACTGAAACAAGTGAGCCTTCGCTATGCTGATACACGTATTCGACGTCTTTAGGATGGCTTGGCCAATACATAAGCCGTTCAGCCTGGTGTGTTGATGGGTCAAAGAATTCAATGCCGATGTTATCTGCAATCCGTCTTGAGACTGCTTGGTACTCATCCGGTGTCATCGGTCTATCGACTGGGATAATTACGCGATATCGTGGATTGTCAGCTGTGTGGCTGTGCGTACTGTATAGTACATATTCCATACCGCCTAATTCCATATCTAGGTCTACGATGAAATCTTCGCCAGGGTTATCCGCATCAAGAGTAATCAAGTACCGCTCTTTAACAGCCCCTCTACCCCGTCTACCATTTTTAGGAATATAACCACCTACAAAACCACCGACGTCTTTCTTTTGACCTTGATCAGCCTTAGACATCTTAGCGTATTCTGCCGCCGTTTCATTTGTTACAGTAGGCTCTGCCAATTTGTTGGCCAAAGCACTCCAAGTCATTTTCTGAGACTTCCAGCTACGGGCGGAGCGACTTCTGCCCGTAGCTATGATGATATTAGTATCCATATTACATCGCTCCTCCCTTCGCAAACTGGATATCTCGTACATACGCCGGAACGCATAAGCCGTGAGATGTTACCCACTGCGTTACAGCTCCGTTGATATCGTGGTCCTCATATACGCCACGATTGTTTTTTAGTTTAGCCTGGTGTATCTCTACGAAGTCGTCCGCATCACTCTTCGGATTGACCTCGATACACGCTACTGGCTCGTTACATTTATAGACACCTACGATAGCACACGTTTCGGCTTTCACTTTCGTGATATAGGAGCTTACACAGTTATTAAGCTGAATACCCATATCAATGATGCCGTGAGTAGAACCTATGGCCATGAAGCGGTAACCGTTAACCATGTCAGCTAAAGCGCGATGTGCCTTACGCTGCTGCACGATTTCGTCTTCCACCTTGTCGAACTTTTGCATCCTAGTGATGGCGTCATGTAGGTTACGCACCTGGATGCGAGTATCCCAAACTTCTTTACGGCGACTTCTCGATAACTCAAAATACATACTAGCTGTATCTCTGATATCGTGATAAGAAGGCGCATTTCTAATGAATAAGAACGCCTGGCGCTCGCCGTATTGATGGCTAAGGATGTTAACAAATTTACGAATAACAGATAAATCGCGGTCATCACGCCATAATGGCCAAGACTGAATATAACTTGTATTATCGGCGTTATTCTTGATAACATCGACCATAGCCTTTTGATAGTCCTTGTTCTTAAATAACGTAGCCATAACTTTGATGATCTTCGCATAGAAGAACGGTCTATCGTGTAATAACCGACGAACCCATCGAGTATTAGGTAAGTTATGAGCCTTGATTAAGGCCTTTACAAAGGAATCACCTTTTATCGTTAACTCTAATACGTTATCCATACCGAGTGTCTCATTAGGGAATTTCCGATTATAGAAGTCATCATAGTCTCGCTTAAGACTATCATTGATAGCCGGTGCATCCGGAGCTTGTAATTTCCATCCTAAGTTATGAAGTAGGTTATCTAGAGCTCCGTACTTGTTAGATACCTGTACGCCTTGTCTAATAGATTTAACTTTATACCCTACTGCCTTTGAAAGCTTCTCGAAGAACACTTCTTTTAACACCTTAGCGAAACATTTTAACTCATCCCCGTAGTTATGTAGTCTGCAGTCAGGAGTGGCTACGAACCAAACTAACGATGAAAGGGAATTGCTAAAGCCCGACGGAGAGACTGTCGCTTCTTCGACGACGTCGCTGCGTGAGCGTTTCTTAAGTATGATAAAGGTTTTTCTTTGCTTAAAGTCGAACCGCACCACATCGATGACGTGAGATTTATAACCTTTGTATATCATCCCTGAATCGCCGTCGGCATACACTGTGTCGTACTCAAATTGCACGTCCAGTTTATCGCCCCTATCTATAATTGATAGGTCTAGGGAGAGAGGAACTGTGGCGCTATACCCGACTTCTGCAGTAAACCCTTTAGCGTTGATCCGCTCACCGCATTTTGGGCAATAGAACTCATCTGATTCCCGGCAAGGCACTATCCCGAACCCATTAGATTCCATTGGCCAAAGATTAGCGAAGGAGTGTTCGCAAGGTACATGGTAATAACTTGCAGGGTTAAAAGGTGATACTTGATTGCGCCGTACCAGGTCGTACAGCCTTTGTACTTGTAGATTGAATAAGACCTTCATAAGGCGCTATCCTTTCTCTTATAACAAATCGTCTAAATCATCTTCTTCAGGAGTTTCCTCAACTACTGGAGCTTCTTTCTTTTTAGTAGTACGTTTACGCTTAGGCTTTTCTTCTACTGCTGGAGTAGCTTCAGCTGGAGTTTCTACAGGTTCTTCCACCTTAGGAGCTTCTGCTTTCTTGCCATTTAATATCTTAAGCGCGAGGTCGCATGCAGCAATACATCCTTCGCAGTATGCCATAGCTGTATCTTTACGTTCACTAGCTGGTGCCTCTTTTACGAGTTCGTATAAGCCGTCGATTGCTTCGCGTTGTTGTTGAATTTGTTGTTTTGAGAGTTTCATAAGAATTGTCCTCCTAATCCTTCATGTAGTAAGGGTTCTCAAACCCTGCTGCGTTTAATATGAGGCCCTCATTCCAGGGCTCCGGTTCACACATTATATCTATTACTTCTTCTAAACTGCCTACGCCTATAGGCGCTTCGATAACCACTTCGTCGTGGATATGGGCTACAATTTTGTAACCTGCTTTAGAAAGTCGTAACATTGATGCGGCTAAGCAATCTCTTGCTACCGCCTGTACAATGTTTTCGACGAGCTTTCCGCCGTAGGTTTCAACCCTGCCCCATGTATTCTTAACCTGATCCATACCGTCATACTCAATCGATTCGCTACCGAATCGGTTAAGCCCTAATCGAGGTCTTGCATAGGCAAGTCTTCGACCGGACGGTAATTCGATGAACAGGAAGCCTTTCGATTTAAAGAATTTAATATTGCCTTGTCTAATTCGTACGGGTTCGCCTGTTCTCACTACTTGCTTTGCTGCGCTGTCTGCGTCTTTCCAAAATTTTGTAATTCGTGGGCTTGCTTGTCGCCAAGCTTCGATGATACCAGGTAGCTCCTTCTCAGGAATTTCCCCTTTTGTATCCATCGCTTTCATAGCTCCTACACCGCCGCCATACCCTAGCGCTAATTCGGCTACCTTACCTTTTTGCCGTAGATGCCCATTAACACCGTGCTTCTCAACTGGCACGTGGAACATGCTGGATGCGGAAGCGCAATAGATGTCTCCGCCTTGAGCGAATACATCTTGGCGCCACTGCTCGCGAGCAAGCCAGGCGATAACACGGGCTTCAATAGCACTGAAGTCAGCTACAATAAACCGGTGTCCCTCTTCTGCTACAAGAGCAGTACGGATAAGTTGCTTAATCACGTCACCAGGATTTCCATATAGTAGGTCTAGCATTTCTACGTCTCTACTTTTAAGTACTTCCCGAGCTGTATCTAAATCTTCTAAGTAGTTACGCGGTAGGTTCTGTAGTTGTACTACACGGCCCGCCCATCGTCCGCTACGCATCGCCCCATAAAACTGAAGCATACCGTGGATACGACCATCTGAACATACAGCGTTTTTCATGGCCAAGTATTTTTTGATGGAGGAATTACCGAGCACCTGTCTATTTTGTAGTACCTTGCGAACATCGGAGGGGATATCCTGTGCCAAGAGGTTTGATACATCGTCTTTTCGCATTGTCTCTAGATCATATCCTAGTCTTGCAGTTAGCCACTCTTTAAGCTGCATGGTACTGTTCGGATTTTCTAATCCTGTTAATATCTTGGATGACTCGGTAGCTTCTTCCACGATTTCGTCGTTACAAGCAAGCGCTGCATCGACGAGTTCCATATCTACTTTCACGCCTCGCCAGTTGATATCTTGGTCGAGTAGCCAGTACTCGTGTTCGATAGCAGGTGGTTTCAGCGAAAGTAAGCGTTTACGAATTGCCTTCTCTACCACTACGTCTTGGCGGTTATATTCGATATATTCCGCCCATTTCTCCGGCGCATCCTCAGGCATATTACGTGTCTTAGGATTTGTCTTAGTAGGCTTACGTGGTACAGAGAAGAATTGAATTAAGCGTTTACCTCTTGCGTCCTTAGCTTCACCTAATCGTAAAGCCTTAGACACGTTATCGAGGCTTGCAGGTAAACTGCAGTATAACGCAAGTACAGAGGTACATTCCCAGTTCGTGTAATCCGCATCAGGGAAGTACTTTTTAAGACACAACATTTCGAATGCTGCGTTAAAGGCGGTCTTTGTAATTTCCTTGTTATACAAAGCGTCCACCACCCTTTCGGGCAGTGGATCCTTTGTCATATCAATTACTTCGACCGGTTCGTCATCGAAGCTGTAGGCAAAGAGCAGTATTTCAAATGTTGTATCATCAACATATCGCTGAGCCCCATACTTAATAGGGCAGTCAGAATACGTTTCCACATCAATACTGAGCTCCATATATGCCTCCTTAGATTAAATCGTCATCGTCTAGGTCGCCTAAATCATCGTCACCAAAGTCACTAGCAGATACATGAACACCACCTAGGCGGTCACCATCTTTAACTTTGCGAACACCATTTAGACCAAAGCCTACGCCTTTCTTACCGTTGAAGTTGTAAGCGAACACAGAAAGTGCTACCTGCGCATACACGCCGGAGTAAATTTCTTCTTCAATGTCGAACTGGTCCATCTTGATTTTGTCCCGATTGAACACAATCGGTTGTTTATCGCTATTCGCATTAATGAAGAATTTACCAGCGTATGTTTCAGGTTGGTCAGCTACTGCTTCATCGGTATCGCCATCACGTAAGTTCAATTTAAGGTATGCTGCTTTACCTTCTACCTTAGCTACTGCTTTTGGATCAGCCTTAAGTTCTTCAATCGCACGTTCAAATGCTTTAATTGTCTTCTTATCTGTTTTATCAATAATGATTTGGGAACTATATTTTGCTTTGCCGTCGTCGTTTTTACTAGGTTGTGCAATGTTTGCATAGGAAAGTCTTACGATACCAGTTGTTAATTTAGCCATTGTTACGGTCTCCTTATTTATTAATTTCAGACATTAATTTGTTTACGAGTGCTTCAAGTTTAGAAATACGGCTTTGCGCATCTTTAGCTTCTGCGATGTAGTCAGAACCTTTGCCAGTTTTAAATGCAAGGTTGACTGTGTATTGGTTCTCACCGCCTAGCGTAGCACCAAAGCCTAGCATGATACGTTCATTAGGTCTAGCGAACACACCTAGCGCTACTGCATTACTGTTACGGTAGTGGCCATAAGAGATTGCATAGCTGACCTTATCATTTCTGTTAAAGTCTAATGGATGCAAGCCAGCAAGTGCTGCGGAACTTGCACCTAACTTATTAACACGTTGGCCAAGATTGTTGACCTTGTTGTTAATGTCATTAGCCAAGCCTAAGGAACGGTTTTCTAAGGTCGTGATACGACCTTCATGATTATCTGCTACATGTTCAAGGCTTCTGATATCCGCTGTATTAGCAGTTACCTTTTGGCCAAGAGAACTGATAGCAGATGTATTACCATTGATGCGGTTAGTATTGTCAGCGATGGCAGTAGTATGACCTGCGATAGCTTGTTCGTGATCACTGACCACGTCTCCTAACATGTTCAAACCGATTGCTACGTCTTTAATGTTTTGCTTGTTTTTAGCAATTTGTTTAGCGTTTGTTTCGATTTCATCAACCGCAGCAAACAACTGGGAGCCGTTTACAGCATCTAATGAATCAGCGGAGATTTGACCAGCGCTAACATTCGTGAGTTGGCGGTTATATTGAGTTACACCACCCGCACCAGCACGGGCTTTAGAACCGAAGGATACAACGCTCGCCGGTTGCTCGCCGGCGAAAACGTGGCGGGTACCGTTAATTGTGATACCGTCGACGCCTACCGCGTCATCGGTAACACTATTTGTGCCGATTGCCACCGCATTCGGTTTGTCAGCAATCGTGTTATTACCAAACGCCACAGCGTCCATTGCTACCGCTTTTGCATGTGTGCCGAATACTAGGGCTCCTTGACCGCTAGATTCGGAGTTAGAACCGAACACTAGCTGCTCTTTGTCAGCACCGATTTTATTGTTGTATCCTACAATGGCACTTTGGCCGCCAGCCACTGTGCCGTTGTTAGCACCGATAACCACAGTATCAGCGCCGGTAACATTATTAGTTCTGCCTAATACTACAGAAGACTCGCCGGATACGAAGGCACCGTTTCCGATAGCTACACTATCGTAGCTAGAAACACGAGCCTGATTACCGATGGCTACGGTGTACTCCACCAAGCTTTCGGCGTGAGAACCAAAAGCGAAGGAGTTACGACCTGCTGCAGTAGCATTATTACCGCCGGCGAAACCATTTTCACCAGTTACAGTATTGTTTGTACCAAATGCTAGCGCATTGTTAGCGTCGATGTTATTTTGGAAGCCCCATACTGCGGAGCTTGTAGACGTTGCGGAAATAGTATTATCTGTACCGCCTACTGTGTTGTTACTAGTTGCGCCAGCTACGTTTACTGCCAACGCGGAAATTGCCAATGCTGTTGTTAATGTTTTGTTCATCTCTTATACCTCATCTTCAAATTCATTCATCATTGTTTCAACTGTATTGATTGCTGGGCGTTTATCGCTTTCCGGTACAAGCGTAGGCTTGCCTTCCGGCTTTTCGATATATGCTTCTAAGTATTCGGCAACGCCCTTTTTACCGAGTACTTTTTGTAGGTTTGTGATACCTTCGAGTTCACGTGGCTTAAAGATGTCCTCTTCTTTGTAGCCGTTATCAAGTAATGTTTTAGCCGCAGCATCCGGATCCGTTATGGTACGTCTTGATGTACCCTCGACTAATTTATATCCGGGCCATTGCTTTTCACCCGATAAGGCTTTCTCGTACGCGAAATCGTAAACACCTTTAATCCACTTTGTGATTAAATCCTTCATCGCTAAGATATCAGATACTTCACGGTCAGTGAGTAATTGATTGAGCTTACCGCCATTCTTATAGAATGTATCAAGGCAAGTATCTGCTAATGCCCGACAGGTGTGCCGTGCTTTACAGAAATTACAGTAATCGCAAGGCGTACATTCGCCCTCACCTTCCCAGGCGCGTTGTGCGATTGGTTTGATATCTTCGCCCCAATCAAGGAGTTCTTCAAGTGACATTTCATCGGTAGATACGCTATCGAGTCTTGGTTGAACGATCGTCATGCGAACTGTTTTAATGTCATATAAGTATTCGTTTACATCGTAAGCACCTAATGCGTAGAGCCTCATTTGTGTATTTTCAACGGCGCTAACAGGAACGCCTTTACCATACTTCAGGTCAATCACTTCCAGGATGCCGTCTGCTACGATTACCATATCGCCGGTACCGAAGCCTTCAGGTACCCATCTAGAGAAGTCGAGCCGTGCTTCAATCATGGCCTCTGCATCAGAGGAACGAGCACGAGCTTCGTTCACCTTCTCTTCGCAAATATCGACATATCGATTAACCGCTTCTATCATTTCAGCGGAATAATCATCAAGCTTAGGGGCTTTTTTGCCCTCTAGCTTATGCCGTAGGATTGATTCAGCCAGGTCATGTGCTACAGTACCTTCCGCAGCATACGGTGATTGTTCATCAGGGAACATCGCTTCTAATCTTGCTGAAGGAGTACATACTAGCCACCTGGCGCTACTTGATGCACCTAGTAAGGCGTGTTTCTTAGCCACGGCTATTCACCCATTCCATAATTTTAATACGTTGTTCATCGGTAGCAGAAGTTACCTTTTCAGCGTCGATGCTATCTAAGAAGGCTTTGAATTCGCCTTTAGCTTTCGTTTTATCAGTGGCTTTTGCCATTACGTCTTTCACTGCTTCACGAGTTGCTTCAAGGCTAGGGACCTCTACTTTAGGTTCTTCAGCTTTTGCTGGTTCCTCTTTAACTGGCTCAGATTTAGGTTCTTCCTCAGGAGCAGGTGCTTCTTCTTTAACTGGTTCAGCTTGTTTAGGAGCTTCCTTCTTAGTAGATGTTTCTTCTTTAACTGGAGCGCCTACGATAGATTGATATAGGTCTTTCACTTCTTGTTCTAATTCAACTGCTTTATCAACTGTGATTTTTAACTCGATCATTGTTCTATTCCCTTTCGGCTTAATGATGTGATATACTTTAAATGGATATTTTTCTATGCGCCCTTTAGCATTGCCGTGCTTCGGGGTGCTTTTTTTTGTGCCCAAGTGCTCGCACTCATCAGGAATGCAGTAATCTCTATTAGGGCACGTTGTACAGTCTCGCAATGTCCTCACCTCCTTTCACTAGGCACGTTTGGATAAACGTGTTATTCTATTTACACACGGGTGTATGTCTTTACAGTTATCGCACACAATTCGAGGCTTACCTGTTAGGTACGACCAATTTGTGTAAGGACTTTTAATCCTTTTATTACAGAAGGAGCATCGTTTATCGTTCATACTCTTTTAACGCCTCAATCCAGTAACCAGTGAGTAACCAAAGAGTGATACCTAGTAACCCCTGGCACATACCAGTCCACAAATCAATGCGGTCTATTTCAATAGAACCGACAGTTCCTACTACTAATACAACTGCGATAATGCGAAGTGCATAAACTAATTTCAACATGTTTACTCTCCTATTCGTGCCTGGCAACGTTTCGCTAGCCAAGCATTAAACGACTCAACGTGGATAAGGCGTTTACCTCCACGTTTACCGATTTTCATGGACGGGAAGTCAAAATCTTGCGCCCATTCTCGGATTACCGTTTCCGGTACGCTAGCAAGCTCTGCAGCTTCCGCAACAGTAATGCACATTTTATTCATACATGCCTCCTAGCAGCCACATGCTAATCGGAACATCCAAACTAGAATGAATATACTTATGCTTGAAGATATGCCTATCGCTAAAATCCATAAGCATAGCGAGCATAATTCATAGAGTGATTCTTTATTCATAGCTACCTCCTATCTAATTTCGGGTTGTAGTAATCGGTTTCCCAAAAGTCATGACTTTCGCTATCATCGACACACAACGCATAACAGATACCAACGACTGTCGACATTTGCACTGACCGTCCTTTGATAGCTCGGTTCAATGTATCCATCGAGATTTCAGCTTGTTTGATCAGCGCCGTCTTAGTCATGCCTAACTCATTCATGCGTTCCGTAATGGATTCACCGAACATTCTGATTACGAATTCTTTCATAACCTTTCCTCCTATTTATCATTCAGCAGTTTTCGAGTAAACTCGAAAGCCTTGCCAAAAAAAATTAATCCTTTAGGTATGTGGTAAGTATTTTCTATCTTACACACCTTCGCATAGGGTATCCGGGAGCTATCTTTTTCCCACTTCGCTAAAGTTTGGGGATGAACTCCTATCTTTGTCGCGGCTTCAGCTTGGGTCAAGCCCGCGTTGACTCGTGCCGCTTCTAAAGTTACGAGATATTCTTGCATTAGCTTCACCTCCTTATCGGCTCGTCGTTATTCCCTTAACCTGATTTCAGTTTAACCCGAATTAAGCCGAAAAACAAGGGTGTAAAAGTTTAAGTTTGTATATAATTTGTTTAAATTTATAGACTTTTTGTTTAATAAACTCGAATTTTTTGTTGATTATCTCGAATTTATACGATAAAATAGTGATATGAGGAGTTTATAATTACTTAATTAAGAGGTGACAAAATGGCAAGGCCGGAAACAACAGACTTTGATAAAGAAATATTAAAGCAAGTCTCTATAAATTTATCTAGACTTATACGCCAAAAAGGATGGACAAAGAAGAGGCTAGCCGAAGAGTCTGACATCAAGCCGTCTACATTATCAGGGTATTTTGGTGAGAAATACAACATCAGCCCTGGAAACTTGCAAAAATTAGCGGATACATTGGGCGTAGCCAAGGGCGACATAGACCCTCGCTATAACATAGACGGTGAGCAAATAATGGATTTTCTTAACTACATTTATAAAATCAAGCCAATAGATTTATCTGTCGATAACAATAGCGACCCTGATTTTGAGCCGCTCTGGGTCCACAAAATTTCTGATCTGTCGTTGGCAGCTATTAGAAACTCCAACTCTGAGGCGATTGATAGTGTTATAAAAAATAGGCAGAGCAAGGCTGCCCCTATCAAGATTGCCCCTTCTGCTATTCGGGATATTGATATAGATCTGTTACAAGTAGAGGCAAAGCACTCGCAAAAAGCACTTGCTAATTATATTAACTGCGCAAACGAGCTTATCAGTATCATTAGTAAATTCACCCAAAGGGAAAAGATTCAGCAATTATCGGCACAAATAGAAAAGTCGTTAATTACGGCGGACACTATCCAAAGAGAGTACGAGGAGATTTATAAATCACATGGAGGAGATAATTGCTCAACGCAAACAGGAGGCTGCGCAGCTAATAATAGCAATATCTAATCACGCATTATAAGGGATTATATAAAAGGGAGATTTTAAAATGAAAAAGGGATTAGTATTAGCAACAATATTTGCATTATGTTCAACAATGATGGTTAGCGCTAAGGAATTCAATGATGCACGTTGGCAATGGTTCTATTCCAATTCTGACTACACAGGGAAAGTCGATTTGAATACATTGTCTTATGACCCATCTACTGATACTGCCAAGACCTGGGCTGTATGGATACGAACTACAGGAATCCAAGATTTAATTTCGTATAAGATTCATTTTTCAAATAATTCATTAGATGTATTCGATAGGAATACTTATATAAATGGATCCGATGAAATAAAGAGGAATCAAAATTTCAATGGACAAAATCATGTTGCTGCACCGGGCATGGGTGATGAAGCGCTTATTGCTTCAGTAAAAGGATTAGTAGGTCGTGACGCTAAATTAGCAGACTACAGAAAGCAACAAGCTGCAGAGGCGCAAGCACTTGCGGAAGAAAAAGCACAGCTAGAAAAGTCGCAACAGGAAGCAAGAATTGCACAACAAAAAGAAGCAGAACGAAAAGCTAAACACGAACGTAATCGTAGCATCATTAGAGGAATATTTGGGATATAAAACGCATAACAAAGGAGGTTCTAAATGGATTTAAAAAAGCCGGAAAACAAAGGTGCTTTAACATCGAAAATAGCGGAGCTTGCAAATAACATAAGTACGTTTTTAAAAAACATACTAGGCTCAGACCAACACAAGGCGGCCCTACTTTATTATTGGCTACGCAATTATTTGAGATATATAAAACAAGAAGAAACTTTTAATCCGAAATATTTTCCTCAATTTAAACCTGGCGACATAGTTAAAGTTGACTTCGGCTTTGGCATAGGTTCTGAATTTGGGGGCCTACATTATGCTATAGTGCTGACGCCTAGTAATACTAAAAGTAGCGTAGTCACTGTTGTCCCGCTACGGTCTCTAAAACTAGGTAAAGAAAGCCCCAAAACACTATATAAATCAGATGTTTATTTGGGGACAGAATTATTTACAGTCCTACTGGACAGGTCAGGAGAGATGTTAGACAAATGCGGCACCTTCATAAAGGAAGTTGAAAATACAGACCCAAAGACGATAACTGTTAAAGATATTGCACGCTTTGAAAAACAGCTAGAAGAAGCTAAGAACCTACTTGCTAGGCACGATATAATCATGAAAGAAGTATCAAGGTTGAATGCGGGCACCGTCGCTATAGTCTCTCAAATCAGGACGGTAAGTAAAATACGCATACAAAACCCTAGATATTCTAAAGATGCTCTTTATAATATGCGAGTAGATAGGCAGGCTACTGATAAAATTCGAGCGGTTATGAAAGACTTATACAATATAAAGTAAAATTGTAATAAAGTCCAAAAACTGTTGATTTTTTTTAACATCTATTCTATAATGTAAGAACAAAGGGGTTTAGCCCCAAACTAAAATCATTATAAGCGGTTTAGCCGCAACTAAAGATGAGGTCTTGTTCTTATGGAACAAGACCTCATCTTTTTTGTTTATTATAAGGATTGAAGATATGGCTAAAAAACGAACCGATGGACGCTACCAGGTATCAAAGACGATAAACGGTAAGCGTAAATACTTTTATGGTACTACCAAAAAAGCTGCCATAGAAGCCATGGAGAAATACATAAATACAAATCAAGCATGTGCTAATTTTGATGATACTATTTCATTAAACACCTGGATTAATATATGGTTACAACTAAAACAAAAGACCATAACCCCTGCCACATATCAAAGTTATACAGGAATTATCAATCGCTATATCAGAGATAAAATCGGTGGCGTAAAGTTAGCTGACATTAAACCTAATACATTAAGGTATGTCTTTGAATCAATGGATGGATTGTCATCAAGGACTATATCCTACACCATGACAATTCTAGGATCCATATTAGAGCAGGCGGTAAAAGATGACATTATCCCTAAAAACTATATGAAAAACATAGACCGACCAAAACAGGTTAAAGTCCGTCATATGGTAACGTTATCTGCAGATGAAGTAAAAGATTTCTTATCTAATATATCAAATACAGAACATCATGCTCTATTTAAATTAGCATTTGCAACAGGTATGCGTCGGTCTGAATTATTAGGCTTACGATGGTCGGATATCGATTTTAAGAAATCAACTATATCCATTTCACAAACAGCCCTCAAAATCGGATCTACGGCAGTTATATCCAATACAACTAAGACCACATCTTCAAAACGGATAATTGCCATTGATACGGAAACACTCCAGGAGCTTATGAAGCATAAAACAGTCATAGACAAGCGCAGAATTAAAACCATGAACTGGATTAATAATAACCTTGTATTTCCTGGAATAAAGGGCGGTCCTCGATGTCCTGATGAAGTCAGCAAGTTATGTAAGAAATACGCCAATTTAATCGGTAAGCCATCTTTTACCATGCATGGTACTAGACATACCCACGCCACCCTTCTCATTGAAAATGGGGCCAATATGAAAGCCATACAGGAACGTCTAGGGCATGCTTCGTTCCAAGAAACGATGGATACTTACTCACATGTGACACCTAAAATGG